AAATGGGCTCAGAAATATGCTCTCAAGCATAAGATGAATTGTGATGGATTAACTCAATATTTATATAGTCCGTCAAATTATATAGTTTTCTATCCTGAAGCACGTGTTGTGGTTAGAGCCACTTGGTCATATTTTATGAAAAAGAAGAAAGCTTATGCCAATAATCATAAAGTAATGAGCGTGCATGGTTTTAAAATTTTAGTATGTTATAGATGGGAAGCTCAGTCATTAACAGCTGCATTTCGTACTCTTATGAATGGATTTAATACTGTTACTGAGACTGTTAACGCGGTGCGATCAGGAGCTGACAATATTAATTCTCAGTCATTTAAATTATTAATTATAGATATTTTGGCTTTAATAGTTTCTATAAAGGAAGGTCTTTTAACCCCTATGCGTGTTATTAGTTTGTTAATGAACATATATACTGTTCATAAAAGATATATGGCACTTTTTCACGGTGAGAAGCAAATTATAGACGGCAGGTTATTTATGCCACAGACTACTACTATAACTGATTTGATAGCTGGTTTTGCTATGTTAGGCTTACCAGATAGATTAATAAACGCTATTAAAACCTTCACATCATTGACTGGAAAGCGAATATTTGATTCTGAGATCGCAATAGAAGTTTTAGCTACGTTTTTTGAATCTATTATAGTTATAATAGAATGGATTGCTGAACCTATAGAGGGTTTTCCTATATTACCTTTTGCTATAAAGGAGGCTCTAGTCGGTGTTTTCCAATGGTTCGGAAAGAGCGTATTTACTCATCGTCGTATTAAAAATATTTGTACTTTATATTCTCAATATTGTACCAATCCACAAGTAATGTTCAATCCTGAATTCCGCGGTAAAGCCATCAAGGAATATAATTCATCAAAAGGTGACCCTGTGTTTATGGATTATGTATTGAATAGTGGTAATAAATATTTCACCACAACCTGGAATTTGTTTGAAGCAAACGTGGTTAAGAGCGTAGCTGCCTTTGAGGAATCGAGACGTGAAGAACCCATTTGTATTGTATTTGAAGGAACGGCGGGCAGCGGAAAATCAGCTGCCATGAACCAGTTTGTAGATTTATTGAGGTATAAAGGATACACCACGTATTGTCATACTATCCCTGCATCAGAAGATGGTAAGGATTTTTATGATGATTACGAAAATCAAGACGTTTTTGTCATGGATGACATTGGTATTCAAGGTAAATCTCAATGGCGTTATATAATTAATTTTATATCTCCCGTAAAATACCCTCTTCCATGTGCTACTGCTAGTAAAAAGAATACCAAATTTTTTAATTCAAAAATTGTTTTATGTACAACTAACCACTTCATGGATCTTAATGGTTTTACATCAGCTGATTGTATAACCGAACCAGCGGCGCTTTTTAGACGGTGTCACGTTATTAAAGTCGAAAAAGACGTTACGTGCGCCACCTTTGAGCAAATATTAACATATTATAAATTTTCGCATTTAGATCCTATGCCAGCTTGGGAAAACTCATTTTTATATCATAATCATTCGATTAGAGATGTTCCCGTTAGACTGAACACGCGTGAGGAGCAGGAAAATAATAATATGAACTCAATGCAAAAAGTTCAACATTTTTTATATAAAATATTAAGAAATATTGAAATAACGAATAAGCAAGATATGCTGAATATGGCTATGGATATTGATAGTCTTAAAAATGTTATTGATACCGTTGATGAATACTACGCACAATCTATGTTTGGCTTTTTGATGGAAACCAGTAACGCTTTGTACGGGGCTGGATGCGATTATGCCAGTATTGTAAAAGATTGGACTGAATTTATTTTTAAACCATTGCTTGATTTTTTCTCTAAGGGTATCAAGATGGTATCTGCCAGTTTATCTACCTTATGTTCCTTTTCCATGCCTTCTTTATCTGTATCGGAAATGTTGTATAAGGCATTGGGGTTTACAACAAAAGCTGTAAGTCTTATGTGGGATTTTACTCGTGAAAGATATGCTGAATTGTTATCAGGAGTTGTCTTGGTTTTAATATCATGGAGTATGTGGAAATTATTTGATGTTGACCAGAAAAATGATTTTAGCTTGGATCACAAATTAGATCAAAATATCGATTCAGTATTAGGTGAAAATTGGCAAGCCCAATCGGATGCTCCGGAAAAGGTATTAAATATAAAGAAATTTGTGAAATTAATTGTTGTTAAGAAAGATTCATTATCTCGAGATTTGGACGAAGTCTCTCATGGGGTGGTGAGCGGATCACATATATTATTACCCGCTCATTTAGATGTTAAAAATGTATTAATAGATGTTTATCATTCTTATGAACATTACAGAAATGGGCATAAAGAACTTGAAAATGAACAACTTAAACTCATTAAGATGTATCCAGCTAGTGACTTGGCCGTATACCAGTTTAAAAATACTATTCCTCTGTATAAGAAATGTAAAAATTTGTTTGCTTATAATGTGGGTGCAAAATGCACTAATCCACTTATGTATCTAATTAATTCGACAGGTATTGCTCCAGTACTTTATGGTTCATCTGTAGTTAAGAATAATGAGCAAGTAACTTATTCAAAATTTGCTAATAAATATGAGCATCCGCCTGATTCAGGTTTTATTACCAATTTCTCCCAAAGTGGAGCATGCGGAACCGTGTTAGTTTCAGCGGATGATGGAATAATAGGCTTCCATGTAGCTGGCGGTGTTAAGCACGGTTTTTGTGTACAACCATCATACGCAGTTAAGGAGGATATTAGGAACTTAATGATGAGCGGTTATGAACCTAATTTTGAAATAGATGAAAAAATAGTTCCTGGTGTCTCAGGAGTTCGGTTACGATATGCACAACCGATGGAATACTCACATGTCGGTGATAAATCTCAATTTGTCAAGACTATATTCCATAGAGATACCAATGAAGAAATAGCTAGTCTGGAAAAAAGTTTGGTGGATGATCAATATGGCCATTCAGTACCGTGCGAGCAAATAGATCATAAAGCTCCTCCGGAGTTTACAGGCAATGGAGAGAGAGCTAAAGAGCGCTTGCAGCGCATATCACTTAAAGCATTTAAACATCAAGGAATAATTACATCTGATGAAAGAGCCTTTATCAAGAAGTGCCTTGTTAGTATGATGTGTCAGTTTGATGATCTTACTGACTATGAAACTGCTTTTGGAGGAGAATATGTTAAGCCTCTGAATAAGGATTCAAGTAATGGATATCATTGTAGTAAAGGTAAGGATGCTTATTTTGACTTTAATACTAAGGAGATTAAGGATGAAGCTCGTAAGTTGTTTAATGATATTAAAAATCAAGCCGCCAA